ACTTGTACAACACCAATATCATCAGGTCGTCCTGAGACAATTGCTCCGTTACCTGCAGCAGCCAGGGCGGCAGGCTTAGTAGTACTTGAAGGTGATACAACAAACACAACTTTAGAAGCTGCTGCAGCGCCTTCTGTGATGGCCTGAGACAATGCTTCAAGAGATTTCAGATCTCCAATAAACTGGCCGACCCTACCTCTACCGAAACATTCACCATCCACGGTATTGAATCTAAGGACCAACCAAGGATTGGTATCAATAGGTGACTTACCGAGTGACTTAGGAAGAACTTTACCGTTCACTTCCTGATGCCAAATAAACCTATTGTTATCTCGTTTAACATGTGTAAATACATCAACAGTATCTACCTGACTTGGATAGCTATCCTGTGGTTCATTAGGGATATCATCCTTTTGAATGTCAGCATAACCTTCAACAAGTTTCTTTGAAATCTTTTCTTTGGTGACGATTTCTAATACGTTGCCGTTGCCGTCTCGTTCTACGACGTAGCGGTTCAAAGGATACACCTTAAGACCGTCCTTACCCATGAAGATCAAAGCGTTGCCTGCTACAACCAAGTGGAGCAATGCTTGATGCACTGCTACCCGATCGTCTGAGGCGGCTATTGATTCAAGGATTGTACGTTCAACCTTTGCAAATGATAGGTCAAGTTCAGATCTAATTTCAGGTCCGAACTGTTCACCCAATTGGCTCTCATCAAGCTGCAGTTTAAAGAAGCTTGTTTGAGGTGGGAGCAAGGCAAGCATTAGCTTGCTAGCAAGTGTTACCACTGCCTTAGCTCCGACTGATTGCCAAGGTGTCTTAAGTTGTTTCATACCCATCGTATGCTCTTCATGCCCTCTGATGAGATATGGCAGAGTTAGACGGGAAGCTTCGATTGCTTCGTCAAGAAATTGGGAACGTTCTGTACTTAGTTCGTCATACCTTTTCTTAGCTGTCATTACTTAAGGTTTTTTTTAATTTTTTGGATACGTTTACCACGCCTATTGAATGCTGACTGAATTCCGCCAGTAAGCATGGATTTTCTTATACCACCAATACCTCGCATTCGTACACCGCCTGCAGCCTGGGAGTCTAGATTGACAACTGACTGATCAACAACAGACTTTGTAGCCGACTTTTTGAATTTCTTTATTTTATCTTTTCCTTTATTATTTATGCCTTTAATCTTATTTGAATATAAACTATTAGATTGAACATCAAGCTTGTCTGGATCATTATTGCTAGAACTACTTTTACTATAATTACCTGTACCAAAGATCTTGTTCAGATCATTCTGTGAATCAAGTCCAGAAACACCTTTGCTTTTTGCGTAGTCCTTAATTTGATTGAAAGCGGACTGGCTATTATATTTTATATTAAGATGATCAGCGACCGCTTTATAAAATTTATCGTTTTTATATTTTTCAAAACTCATGACTCCTCCATATATTGTTTGATCCATTCAACAACACTTCGTTGTCCAGACCTATACATAATTTTTTCCATTGAATCATCAAAGCTAGGTGTGAGTGGTGGAAAATTTTCGTCAAGTCGATGCAGCAATCCACGTGATTGCATACCTAGACTTTCAAGCATACTGGGGGAGATTGACATTTGAGTGCTCAAAGAAGGCTGGCATTCTGGCTGACTTAGTAAACACAAGTTCAGGAGCTTTGCCCTGATACATTAAGTTATCGCTAGAATCAAGCCAAAATTTTTTGTCTAAATATTTATCGGCGTTGCTACCTAAAGGTTGCATTACCCAATTGATTGTAGCGAGACGAAGCTTATCAAGACTTGGACTAATTTCTAAACCCAACTCACGACAAACAATACTATTTGCCGCGACATGAATTTGTTCATCACGACTGATATCTGCGCTTACAGTTCGCATTGCAGCTGTACCATTAGCGCGAAAGAATGGTAGAAGAACGAAGAAAATTGAACGCTCGGCAACCATTGCTTTTGTGATCGTGTGATCAGGATGCGAGATCCAAGCATCTCGTAGCCGTAACGCTTCGGACTCAGCTTTCGCATCCACCCCGTCAGCATTTGCGATGTAACCAAGAGCCACGTCGTGGTTCTCTTCGTCTTTGACATTGGATAGGAGTAATTCCCGTGCCAAGTCTGGAACTTCAGTGGAAAGTGCATCACGGATAAAATCTCCCACAGGTAGTTCCATGGATCGAAGCGCAATTGCACGGTGTAGAGCTTCTTGTGCTCCCTCTTTGCATGTACCAGCAGTTGTTTGTACTGGTGTCCATTTCCGTTTCCGGTTTAATAGTTTCTGATAAGGATTCATTCTTGACAATCACATTGTAGGTCTTCATTTAAAATGTCCTCTAAATAACTATCAACTTCAGACTCATCCAATGCAGCATATGCATCTGATTTATCTTGTGTATCTGGCATCACTTGAAGTGAATAATAGAGGCTAGTTTGCGGGGACCGTAGCCACTCTTCTACGAATTCATTATCGTAGGTTACAACGTCACTCCAAGAGTTAAAGCTATATCCATGAAGAAGCCCTGTGCTATTGAGCAATCTCATCAGTCCGTCAGCGACTGCCTTATAGGCATCCCAACCAACCTCTGATGCGATCTCAACATCACCATAATTATATGTTTGTACACCGAATGTGCCGCTATCACGGTCCACAGTACGGCTAATAGGTGGTGCAATCTCAGGGGTAGAGGTGAAGCCATCGAGATCTTTTGATCTGTAGCTACATGATGCAGTAGGCGCAATTGCAAACGCCCTATCCATCTTGTGTGACCTAGCAACACGTGCTGCAAGGTTGATACCTAGCTTCAGTTGTACTGCTAATTCATATGCTGGTGTACGAATTACTTCTCCACTGTTGAGGCAACGAAGTCCTTCACCAAACTGTGCATATGTTACTCCGTACCTTCGTAGCAGGTTGGCAAGTCCGAGCATTCCAAGTCCGACTTGTCTATCTGTTTCGCTTGGCAGATATTCTCCTGAATCGCCAACGCCAGTTCGACCATGGAGTTGGCACAGTTCTGACATCCCTTCAGTGAAAGCTCTTGGAATGTCGTCAAATTCACAGGCAGAGAGATTGACATGCTGCAAGAGACAGGTGCCTCGGCTTGGCAAGTACACCTCAAGACAAACGTTGCCTCTGATTCGTTTTCCATTCTTGTCATACTTAACTTTGTTTAGCCAAATGTCACCCGATTTGATTCCGTAGAGCAGCTTCTCCTTAAACGGACACCCCTGCCACCATTCATCGGTGATGTTGATGCAGCGTTTGACCCAAGGTAGTTCGGCTCTAGAAGTAGTAATAAATTCGAGAGCATCAGGATGGGAAAGATCCAGATGCAACACAATTGCACCATTCTTATAACGATTTCCGCGTCTAATAACTTCATTTAGTGCAGAATAGATTTTACCAAAACTGACTGGACCTGAAGGCATCACACCACTAGGTCTTTCTTGTCCACGTGGTGAAAGTTTGGACAGGTGAATTGCACACCCTGCCCCATAACGTAAGGCGTGACTGGCGAAGCGCCAGCTAGCCTCAAGGCCGTTCGGCCCTTCCATCTCATCTTCGACGACGAAGACAGTGCAGCTAACTGGAAGTCGTCCCGTAGGCTCATCAATCCATTGCTGCACACGGCCAGTTCTAGATATAAGGTTTGTCATTCGATAATCAAGTCCATTAAATAAGGTGGTTTGTAGTTTGAGGATTTAAGAACCTTGCCATCAGGTCGATATATTGGCTTACCATCATCTCCAAGTTTTGACATGTTCGATGAATGAACACGTCTCATAGCTTCGTCAAGATCCCACTCTTGACTAGCAGCATATTGAAAGCAAACATATACAAGATCAGCCAGCTCTTTAAGCTGTTCACACTCATCTTTAAAATGGTAAGCTTCGTGGAATTCACTCCACTCTTCATCAATCAGTGCTTTCTGTAGTCCCTTCTGGGCTACCCCAGTCATCAGCATATAGGCGGATCGGAATTGTTCCGCTTGTTCCATCAGACTGGTGTGTATGTAACAACTCATTTTCAAGATAGTGGATAGCTTTTTTGATGTCGGAAGTCTTTGTTGCAGTACTTTTGTGACCGGCACGGCAAATATATTTAATTGCACAGCCAAGGTGATAGTTTAATTCCCAGTCTCTGATTGCATCCCAGCATTCAATTGATCCTCGGGTGTAGTAAGTGGGTGAATAGTGGGCCATTGTTTAATTAAATTGCTAACGGTATTGCAGAGACAGAAGTTCTGATGTTGTAGTGCCATCAGTAATACAATGATGTCTTTCTTATCTGCCTGTGGTAGTAGATCATCCATACGACGGAGCTTGAATTCTTGCTCCATCGTTAATTCAGTTACTGGTGGTGGTGGGATGCCAAGGAATGACTTGTCCATCGTATTCTTTATTAGTAAGTATCTTTGCTAGTTGTGCATTCATAAGTGCTACGTCTTCACCAAGATCTTTGCCAGCAAATGCTTTGACAACTACATCCCAGTTGTAACCACCCTCTTCAAATAAAGTGACTGCACGTTTGACACCAATGCCAGGACAGCCACCGTATCCATCAGTCTGGTCACCTGCTAGCGATTGAATGAGATGCCACCGTCTACCCTCTTCAGGTTCAATGGTGACTGTCTCTTTCATGTCGTATAACTTGCCAGGGATTTGACGCATGTCTTTGTCTGGACTGACAATGATGTTGCCTGGATGTTCTGTTGCGTAGATACCCATGGCATCGTCGGCTTCAAGCTCAGGTAATCGGATAAGTTCATATCGTTTACCTAGTTCTGTAATTACTCGACGGTAACCACAGGGCTTTTTTCTATTTCGATGTCCCTTGTAATCAGCAAAAATTTTCTTCCTGAAATTCTTAGAGTCACTAAAGAACAGGATCATCTCAGGTGTATCCCATAAGAACTCTCCCTTGATCTTTGTTAGATCACGTTCAACGTTTCTCATGGCTTCAGAGAACCGACTGACAACGGTGATTACATCATCACCCCAGTCAATCTCATCCTCTGCTCCAGCACAGGCTTTATAGACTATGTAGTCTGCATCAATCAATAGTTTCATCAATGCACCTCTGCCCAGTTGGCTCCGATCTTTGCTTCTGCTGCGATGGGGACTCGTAAGTTGTAGTATTCACCAGCTTCTGCACTGCTAAGTACCAGGGATGCTGATAAATCTTGTGCGTGGTCTGGGTGACACTCGAATTGTAATTCGTCATGTATAAATGCGAGCTGTGATGCACACAACCCTAGTTCTTGTATGTGTGAGTGATTAATAGTCATCCAACGCTTTGCAATCACACCTGCCCCTGACTGGAGCAAGTAGTTCAATGCTTTGTGTGGACTATCTACTTTGATGTGTCGTCCATCAATAGACCGGATATAACCCGATTTACTCGTCTCCCTGATCGCTTCAAGTAATTCCGCAAGTCCATCAATAGCAGAAACGAATGCTTCCCTAATTTCCTTGCCTTTCTTTTTAGCCTTCTCACTACTTAAAAGGGAGTCGTAGGAATGTCCAATTTTTTCATTACCTGCTCCATAGATGAAGGCATAGGTAATTGTTTTAATTTGTCTCCTACTGACTCCAACTCGATCGGCATTGACTTGATGGATGTCTCCGGTAAGGAGGGTATCTCCAAACTCGGAAGACCACCGTCCAATGTAATGGGCGAGCATCCTAAGCTCAATCCCGCTAAGGTCAGCACCCACCATGATTTGACCAGGGGATGCTTGGAATAGTTTTCTAAATTCAGGATCACTTTTTGACTGCGCTAAGTTAGGTTTACGGTGTGCACATCTATGTGTATTTGTTGCAACTGAACAGTGGTGATGTATACGATTAGCAGTCGTACATAACCTGAGCCATGCGTTGGTGCCTTCTGAGATCATCCCCAAGCTCTTCGTAATATCGAGACATTTCAGAAAATCCAAAACAATCGGTGGTCCATCGGACGCAGCAATCTCCTTCAGTACAATCTCGTCGATAATCGGCTTCCCAGTAGGTGTCTCCTTTGTCAGCTTTACCTTGTAAATCCATGTCAGAATATGCGCGATATGATCTCGTGATGTTGGGTT